ATAACGGCAAGACCGAGGTAATGGATTTCCTGTCGGACAACCACGGAGCCTATACCGGGGCCGAATCACAGGCATTTTTGTCATTGGCCTGCGCCCATCACCGCACCATTGCGCCGCACGATTCGCAAGCAAACCCCGCGGAAATGATCTTCCGACTGTTTAAGCGCCATTTCAAAAGTTACTTCAACCTCCCGGAAACCTCATGGGATGCCCGGAGCCTGGAAAGCATGGCAAATCCGGACTATCGTTATCTTATGTCTTTGCCGACCTTCAGCGAGGCGCAGGAACTGCTCGGCAACGCGATCCGTGAGTGGAACACGACGCAACTCAAATGCGGCATGACGCCGGAACAATGGTTCCGGGAGTTCAAGAATCCGGCTGCCGGGCAGTACGACGCGCGCCGTTACCGGATGGTGACGGGCGAGGTGTCGAAATGCGACATCAGCTATGCGCGTTCGATTCTCGAGGTCGAACGCCAGGGCGCCAAATATAAGTTCGACATCCCGACGGATGCGGCAACCGTGGGCCTGATTGCCCGGCATATGGGGTACGCTCCGAATCTGAAGGTAACGGTATATTGGGATGCCGAAGGGGCCGATCTTTACACGCCGGACGGGGTCTATATGTTCACCTGTGCCCCGGCTCCGCTGGCCTCGAAAACATACGCAGAAGCTACGCCCGATGGGCTGCGGGCCCTGGGGCACCACATACAGAAGGGCGAGACCTATGACGCCATCACGGAGGAGTTCGTCGATGATGTGATCCGCGCGAAGGCCATCCTGTCTCCGAATTACCTTTTCAACATCCGGGACAACGCCACCAAGGAGGATTACAACGCCATGCACGAGCAGATCAGCGCCGCCGAATATGAACGGGGCCGCGCGAAGCTGGAGGCCAAGAAACAACGCGCCCGGGAGCGGGAGCGAAAGAAGGTAGACCAGGTCCAACAGCAGGCAGTGATCGACTACCACAAAAATCACATTTCCGATTTGTCAAAATACATCAAATAACCGCCTTATGGAAAAAATCAAAAAAGACGAAATTATTACTGCCGCCAAGCAGTACATACAGCGGCACGGCATGTCGCAGAATGCCTTGGCAAGGACTTGCGGAATCAGTGCGTCGTATCTTTCCAACCTGCTGAACGGGGTCTATGAATACAAATCCGGCCCTGACAAGGTTACGGAGATCGCCGACCGCTATTTCATTACGCTTGCATCGGTGATCGGCTTCGAGATCGAGCAAACCTTTTGGAAGGTAGAGCCTACGCCGCAGTTTGTGATCGCCATCTCGGCTCTCGAACGTGCGCATCTGAACTGCACCGCACGTTTCGGCGGCGTGAAGATGATCATCGGCGAAAAAGGCTGCGGCAAGACCACGGCGATCGACCAGTACTGCAAGGCCAATCCGACCAACACGTTTCGTGTGACGATCAACGCCGAGGACGGCATCCGAGACATCCTCGAGGAGATCGGTCGCTTGCTCGACCTCGACCTGCCGATGCAGAAAGGTGCACGCCTGCGCTTGATCGGTTCCGAGTTCCGGCGCCGTGCGCTGTGCGGGGAGCGCAACATGCTGATCCTCGACGAGGGTGAGAACACCAAACTGCCGGGTATCCGGGCCTATAAAGCCATCTATGACATGATCAAGGGATATGCGGCCTTTGCGATCGCCGGAACCGCCGATCTGCTGAAACTGCTCGACAGGCTCGAACTGCGCGGTGTCAACGGCGTTCCGCAGTTCAAAAGCCGGATGAAGGCGAACACGATTATTCTGCCGCCGATCGACCGGAAATTCGAGAACTTCATGTATAAGGTCAAGGATGAAAACCTCCGCAAAATCCTCGTCGAGCTCTGCACCGATTACCGGGAGCTCAACGACTACCTCGAGCCTGCGATCATCGCCGCGCACAAGGACGGCGTGGCGCTCACGGACGACTATTTCAGAACCATGTACGGCATAATGAAAAACAACAACAATGGGACAGCAAAACGGTATTAAAATCAGCCCGGAACTGATCGCGGAATTGCGCAGGTTTGCCGGGACAGTCGCCCAAACCGGGGCAAGCATCAACGAGATTATGAGTGTCGCGGATGCGATGCGGCAGACCTTCCTCGACAATTATTCGAAGGAGGCCCTGAAAGCGATCAAAACCATCAAATCGTAATCAGTATGCCCGAGATCATCGAACTAACCAAATCATCGGCGGCAAGTCTGGACTGTCTTTCATACATGATCGAATTGCGCCGTAAAAACATTCTCAAAGCAGAAAGTTTTCTGATGCAACACAGGGACAGCCTGTCCCCGGAGCGGATCGCGCAGATCGAGCAAGACCTGGAAGACATGCGTTCTGGCCTGCATAACATGGAGACCGACTATTGCAGTATCGCCGGGGAACCTTACACCGACAAACGTAATTCTTAATCAATATCACTATGAAGGACGAACTGAAAGACATGACCGCCGACCAGCTGGAACAGCTGCTCGAGCAGAAGCGGGCCGAGGAGCGCCAGGCCGCAGACAAACGGCGCCGGGACTATGAGGAGACGCGGGCCGACTTCGTGAAGCGTATGGCAGCCGAAACCCGCAATATCACTGGCCGGGTGCGCGAGTTCTACGACCTGGTCGTGGCCGAGACCGATGCTTTCCGAAAAATCATGCAGGAGTACGGAGCCACGCGCCGGGACGACCAGCTCGGCTACTCGGTGCAGGAGGGAGACTTCCGCCTCGAGGTGAAATGCAATCGGGTAAAATGCTTTGACGAACGGGCCGACGTGGCCGCCGCCCGGCTGATCGACTTCCTGAAGGCATGGATCGGCGGACGGGAGAAAGGGGCCGACGATCCGATGTACCAGTTGGCAATGACGCTCCTGGAGCGTAACCGCAAGGGCGATCTGGACTACAAGTCCATCAGCAAGTTGTATGATCTCGAGGCGCAGTTCGGCGATCCCGAATACTCGCAAATCATGCAACTGTTCAAAGAGAGCAACGTCGTTAACGGCACCGCCATAAACTTCTACTTTCACCAGCGCGACGAGCGCGGTGTATGGCACAGAATCGAACCGTCATTTAACCGCATGTAACTATGAAACTTGGACTTTTGGAATGGATGTTTCTTATCTTTTTCGTTCTTAAATTGGTCGGTGAAATAGATTGGTCCTGGTGGTGGGTAACATGCCCGATGTGGATTATCCCTCTTATCTACCTTGTTCTTTTCGCCGGGTTCTTATGCGGAGAGATTTATAAAAAAATCAAATCCTAATTCCCGAACGGTTTTCTGCGGCGGTTCGATTCCGCCGCCGGGAGCAACATGATTAAATTAAATATTGTAACAAAATGACCGAATTCGAACGCGGCGCAAAGGTTCGCCGGATCAATACCCTGATGTCGGCCTGCCGCCTGATCCCCAATCGGGAGGACATCCTGGCGTTGTGGGATGCCCGCAGCTATGACGAACTTACCGACAATGAGATCGTCGCCCTGCAGGCATATATGGAGTTTGCCCACCGTGCCAAGACGACCCCGGCCTCTGACGCGATCCGGCGTCTCCGGTCGCAGGTCCTGGCACACCTGACGAAACTCGGGATGTACGCTTTGCCCGAGGATTGGACGAAGGTGAACCGTTTCCTGCTGCAGCGGCGGATATGCGGGCGTCTGCTCTATATGCTCGATGCGCAGGAACTGCAAGCACTGGTGCGCAAACTGCGGGCCATCGGAGACAAGAAGCCCGCCACGACCTCACGGCCTTCGGTTCAGGTGACGCCGATCTACATCATTCCGGGAGGCGGTCCGACCGTGGTGAACTGACATAAAAAAGCCCTGCAATATTGCTATCACAAGGCCGACCTGCTACAAAGATAGTCAATAATTGCGGAAAATGGCATACAACAACAAAAATCACATCCGAAAACGTGAGCATGCGGTGCGGATCACGAAGCAGTACTATGAACCCGGGCGGCAGGATAGGTGTCTGAAATGGGTGTGGAAAAAGTACATCTACGACCAGTTTCATGTCGAATATGCTGCCTATTTGTCCTGGCTCCGCAAAGAACGCGAACGCACGCAGCAGGACATCCGACAACCAACTCTGTTCGATTGATTTTATTCAGGGCTTTCGATCTGCTTCAGGTTGAAAGCCTTGTATTTTTCCAATTCACTCACAACCTCCGGATACTTTATTGGTAAACCGTCAATGAAACGATCAATGTCTTCTATTAAGTATTGCCGTCGCTTTAGGATAGCTGATTTCCGCACCAGTTGAGCGATGGCACTTTCCCAGTAGCGGCGGTAGTTTGAGGCGAGAGAACAGTATTTCTCACGGATCATCTCGTCAATATCCATTTTATCAGGGTGTTCAAGGTGTTCAAATTCCTGCGGGGTGATGGTTGTCCGCCAATTCGTCTCAAATTCGTTGATCCCTTTTTTTAGAATTGCAGAATAGTTGGACTGTCCGGATAGCCCTTTGAGTTCTTCAATGATATTACGAAGATTTTCCGCTTTCTTGAGTAGTGTGTGGTCCGAATTACACTCTTGAAACTCGCGCATAGAGGCAAGTGCAACGTGTACGGTCAGCCAATGATCCCGGGAACTGCTCGGATTACATTGAACTGCAGGGGTTATCGAAGTCGGAGTATGCTCTTTCGGTTTAGGGGTGTTGACGGGAGTTGTCAAGATTTTCCAAATTTTGCTCCAGTTGGACATATACGCTTGTTTTGTTTCAAAAATAGTAAAAAAAGCAATCTTATGCGAAACAGCCCGGCAAATTGCCGGGCTGTTTCGTTACGAGCGTTCCGTGGTGATGTCGATCTGGACGCCTTCGGCCTTTTTTCGCGGCTTATAGGCTGCGTTGTCCGTCCCGCCGAACCGGAACTGCATGACGTATTCACGGATCGCATCTTCACGTTTCACCCGCCGCAGGGATGTGCGCGTAAGGCCCGAAAACCCCTCTCCGGAGAGTCCCTGCAACTGGGTGTAGATCAACCGCAGCAGGACGAACATGCGGAATGCTTTGTTACGGTTCGGTGCGAGGGCTGAAATGTTTACGGGATCGAAGTGCGCTACCCGTACGGTCAGGATCGCCTCGCCCAGTTGCACCTTTCGCGTGCAGTCCGAGAACTCGGCCTCGGCAATGTCGATCAGCACGCACGGGAAATTGACGGGCGGCCGCTCGTTGTAGAAATCCAGCTGTCCCCAATCCTCGGCCAGATAGGCGATCTTCTCGGGGAGCAGTTCCAGCAGTCGGTCCTGGACTGCGATCATTGCATTTTCAATCATTTTAAAGACGTTTAAACGGTGTTTTACCGAGGTTGCAGGACTTTTGCGAGTTCCCGGAAAGCGCTCTGCAGGTTTTGGTGTATAACCTCCCGTACCGCCTGCCGGACACGGGGATGGTCGCCGATAAATTGGCGTTGTGGAATTGTTATATGATCCTTTTTTGTCAAAGCCATATTTTTCCAGAACTGCGCCTTCGCTGACAGCATTCGATTGCGCTGGGTATTGTTGGCCTGACGCTTCTTGATTGAGTAGGTAATACTTTCGGTATTTTGGCGATACATGTACCAAAAGTATTTCCGCATCCGGGGTGTGATCTTGATCTTTCCGCCCCGGTTGTGCAGCCCCATGTAGGGCGTATCGGTCGAGAACTCGACGCCGTTCTGCCGAATGATCCCCCGAATACTGTTACGGCCATATCCTGTATCATTAAGAAGCTTGTCACCGTTCCCCGGAGATTTCCGTCCTGGCCAGGGGCGGTCGAAAAAAGCCCGGCGTTGGAAGTTCTGATCGAACTCGTCGAGCAGTTCGACCTTCAGATCGGTCAGGATTTTTCGCTTCAGATCAAATAATTTCGGCATTTTACTTGCTTTTCGCGTTTTAAAACGTTATTTTTGCGCAAAGCGCAAACTTTTATGAAACATCTGATTGACATAGAAAAGGAGCAACCTTATCAGTGTGAGGATTGTCGGCATTTCAAAGGAGGTATTCGGTGCGCCGCATTCGACGTGATTCCAATGTCGATATACGATAATGCCGAATCTCACAATAAGGTACTCGAAGGGCAGCATGGTAGCTATGTCTTCGAAACAGACAAGCCTCGTGAAACAATGCGCGTATATGAAGTTGCAGATATTTAGTTCTGCTTTTTCGCATCGTATTTTCGGTTTATAAGTTCACCTACCGCGACTGCCAAAGGTCGCGGTTTTTCGTTATTCCGATACTCGCTCCACGCTTCGGCAATAAATTCCTTTTGCGGCGTGTAATTGGACTTACGGAAGAAAGAGGTGCAATACGCATATGCCGACAGGTTATCGGCGATGAATCGTTCTCCTTGAGCTTTGGCCGGATTGTAGATAGCCAAAAAATCCGGATCAGTGTACAGCGAAAGCATTTCGTCTATTTTATGCCCAAGTTCATGGTCAAAAACGGCTTTAACCGTGTCACAACCTACCGGATGAAATTTGTGCTGCACATCATACTCCAGTTGCTTCTTGACCTTAGTCCCAGCCCAAGTGGAATTAAAAGCCAAACCATTCAATGCGTATTCAGTAAAATTCTTTGATGAATAGGCATACGTAGAGGAACTGCATCCGGCCATGCGTTTCGCCCAGTTCTTGGCATACTTACGCAATACGTCATCTTGCATCCCGGGATTTAGTTTACATAGCTCTGTGTATTTTACATCCTCCAGTGCTGCCACGCGCCCTTTTACTGACCCTACGAATTTGATTTTATCGCGAAGTTCCGGAAAATCTGTAAAATGGTGTGATACGCAAGCAAATATTTCCTGTACCTGCGCCATGTCGGATTTTTTAAATCCGTCGAGGCGGCATTTTACACCGAGCTGTGTGCGGAACGCTTCCTCGGCCTCGGCAATCGTCTTGGCAGCAAACCCATTTTTAACCTCCCGCTTGTCGGCCATATCGGTTATTACCGTTTTTGCCTGGATTGAAAGGTTGTAATACGGATGGTGTTTCGGGAAAATCACTCTATCCATGCCGGGATTGAAACGGAACATTTCAGCGCGGTTACGTCCCTGACTGTCGAGGTCCGTGGTCGCTTCGCGTACAAGCTGTGAAACCTCGTTCCGATCGGTGTAATCGTATTTGCCCTTGCGTACCTGCACGACCCTGCACCGACATTTCCATCCGTTCGGCGGCATGATCTCCGACCAGCACGGATCGTCCTGCGGACGGGTCAGTCCTTCGAGTTTCGCATGCGCGGGCCGTACTTTGCCGTCGTTGGCCGTGCGGTATTGCAGATCGTAATCATTCCCTTCTCGCTCGATTTCGGCCCATTGCGCCGCCGCCTGTGCGGAGTGTACGGCAAACTGATGTTCTGCCTCCAGATAGCGTTCGTTGTACTCGGGGTGTATCTGTCGGACCTCCTCGAAAAACTTTCCGAACGGTTTGATCCGTCCCCGATCATCGCGCAGGAGCTGCGAGGCCTCACGCAGTTCGTGATAGGTCTTGCAGCCCGAAAACACGAACACGTCGCGCCCGAGCCTGTCGGCCATTTCCGTCGGAATTTCAGCATCCTTCAGTCCGATGTTGACCCCTTCCATCAGGGCGTCGGTTATTTCGTCGATCAGCGTCCGGATCGGCTGATCCTCGAGCATGTCGGGACGAAAGTCCCCGGCCTTTTGCAAGTGCTTTGCGGCGTTTCGGAACGTCGACAGACGCACGACAGGCTTTTTGTCTTTGCCGCCCTCCGCTGCCAGCGTCACCGGATCACCCAGTCCGTAGACCGCCGCCAGTCTTTCGTGCAGCCCCCTGTACGCGATCAGGGGGCGGTTGCGAAAAAATCGACTTCCCGGGGCTGCGGCACGGACAGCTGTCCCGGCACGGTGAAGGCCTTATCGGTGCAGACGATGCCGAACTTCTCCTCGATCCAGTCGTTCGGCACGTCCTTGAACTGAAGGAGCTGCACGACCATCGCCCACAGTTTTTCGACGTCCTCCTCCTGCTGCCAGGAAAACACGCTTCCCTCGGGCAGAATGCCTATGTACACCAGAGCGGGGATCACCGTGGAGTTCCAATATCCCGCCAGCATCTTACGGTCCGCCATCACCAGCTTTTCGAACAGCCGGATGCTGCTCTCCTCTTTGGAGCGGTTGCCGTTCACGGTGTCCTGTCCGATCACGGCTCCGTTCACCAGCACCGAGACCGCCTCCTTGCACAGGGCGATCAGGTTGTTGTAGACATCGCCGTTGGTGTCGGCTCCCTTTGCGAACTGGAACTCCTCCGTGCGGTCGATGATGAAGTAGGCCGCCGCCCCCATGTCGCGCAGCATGGCCTCGGCGCGGTCGAGCATGGCGGGGTCCTGCGTGTCGGTCTTCATAAAGCGGGGCGGGATGCCGTATATCTCGCAGAGCTCCGACCAGCAGGATTGCGCGAAGCGCATGAACAGCACGTGCGGCACGGCCTTGTTCAGCAGGCCGTAGTCGTGATCCTTGCCGAACTCCAGGATGAAGTTCCCGAACTCCCGGACCTCGCGGTACTGGAGGCCTTTACTGTCGTCTTCCCGGAACAGCAGCATTCCCTTCTCGGGAATCACGTTCTGCCGGGGCAGCAGGGTGACGGCCACGGGTTCGGTTGTGTTCCCGGTCGTCGTGAGTTCCACGAGCGTATGACCGTACATCACGCTGTCGAGGATGTGGGTGTTGAGCTCCGTGACCCATGATGCCGCATTGAGGACCGCCGTAGCCTGGTCGTCGATCTCGTCGCCTACCTTGATCTCGAAAGGTGTCAGGAGCGTCGCCTTCTGCCGCAGTTCGATCTGCGAGGTGAGATGCGCGCAGAGCATCACGTCGTCGTAAAGATTCATCAGCCGTGCCCGGCGCGGATTGTCGACGTTATCCGCCGCGCGCAGCGCCGACCGCCAGGTGGCGATGTCGGACCGGGTCCGCGACAGGGTTTTCGGAACGATACTGCGGATGTAGCCCTCGCGCCGCCTGGCTGTTTTCGGACCATTCGTTTTTACGGCCAAATTCGCGGTCTTATTCGTGGCGTCGTGGGTTTTCCTGCTTCTGTTCTTTTTCTGCATTGTGTGAACGATTAAAGGGTATTTAAACGGTGTTTAGTCATCGAAGCCGTGGCGGAACTTGCGGCGGCTACCCATCCGGGCAGTGATGCGGACCTCTCCGTCTTCAGTCTTGAGCAGCGGCAAACCGGGTGCGAGGGGCTTGTCGGTACCCTTCAGGCCCGCAACCTTCTCGAGCCAGTCGATCGCCGCCCGGCGGTATTCACTGACCTGCTCGAAGATCAGATCGGTGTTCGCCCGGCGGCATAGGTTCCACACCGCGATATTCTTGCAGTGCTCCAGAAGCGTGGCGTGGCGGTCTTCTCCCGTGGCCGAGAATATCGCCTCGCAGTCGTATTTGGCATTCAGGTAGCTCCGCGCCTCGTCGATGGCCGCCAGGATCGCCATACGGATCGTGACGGCGCTTGTGGTGATGTTCTGCAGCTGGTATTCGCAGATCGCCGTGTATAAGTCCTCCTTTTCGATGAACATGGCTTACAGGCTTTGATATTCGTCGATGGCGTCGAAACACGGGCAGGCCTTCATCCACTCCCACGGCTCGATGATCCCGTCGCCGTTCAGGTCGGGCGAGAAGTCGCGGTGTCCGCAGATCATGGCGTCGGGGAACTGTTCGCGGAGCTGTTGCAGCAGAAAGAACAGCGACGCCTTCTGTTCCTCGGTGCGGGTATCTTTGGGCTTGCCGTCGGCGTCCAGTCCTCCGATGTAGCAGATGCCGATGCTGTTGGCGTTGCTGCCCTGCACATGGGCCCCGACCTGGGCGATGTCGCGGCCCTTGCGGATCGTACCGTCAAGCAGGATCACGTAGTGGTAGCCGACCTTTCGGAATCCCCGCTGACGGTGCCAGCGGTCGATGTCTTCGATGCCGAACGGCACCCCCTCTTTGGTTGCGCTGCAATGCAGCACGATGTACTTGATTTTACGCATGTCGTTGAATATTGGATTAGTATTTACGCTGTGCCCGGAGGCCGACGCGGTAGGTCCCCTTTGCCTGCCGGAATACGGTATTGAGTTTCGAGAGTGCGCCTTCTGCCGCATCGGGGCCGTCGACGGCTGCACCTCCGCCCTTCTCGAATGCCAGGTACTGATCGACGAGTTCCTGGAAGTCAGGGCTGTCCCGCTCGTCGATATTGAACCACACATTTCGGCGCTCGAAATAGGACTGCGTAGCTTCGATACGGTCGTATTTGTCAGCCTTCGGGCGCTTATCCGCCTTGACGGGGATGTAGTATCCGCGGGCATCGCCCTCGGCATCGAAGTCGTTGACGAACTCGTCCATCGAGAACAGGCCCTCGATCCAATAGCGGACCTTGCGGCAGTTGTGCAGTTCCGTCGTTTCGTACAGGTCATAGAGCCATTTTGCCAGGACCGTGCGGGACTGCTGGCGCAGAAAGCAGTAGATGAAATGGAACTCGCGGTCTTTCTTGCCGACGAGGATCATCCCCTTATGGCATGCCTGGGCCTTGTAGGAAAGGTCTCCGTAGAAGACCAGGGCGTCATACTCGTTCAGGGGCAGCATCTTCTTCCACTGAATGTCCTCGGCCTTGAACACCTTGCCGTCCTCGACGTGGACGTGCATATACTCGCGCATGAACGACCGCGAGGGGATGCTGCGGTACTTTTTGCGCCAGTGCTCTGCCGAGGTCTTCTCGGGCCAGTTCGGCTCGAAGGTCGTCAGGTCCTTCACGGCGGGCACCGTCAGTACCCGGTGTATGGGCTTTTCGCCCTCCTGCCGGGATTTTTCAGCCAGGACTTTGAACTGCTTTTTAAGGCGGTTTGTGATGCTGTTCTTATGAAAGTTGTTGTTGGCATACACGAACCGCCGGGTCGATCCGTCCGCCTCGTCGAAACATCCCATCAGATCCTCGAAGATCCACTCGACGGCCTCGCGCATCAGACGGTCGTTGTTGACATGACGACGCGTGTCGACATCATCCACGGCGATATAGTCGGGGCGCTGCTCCTCCTCGCGGACGCCGCGCGGGTCCTGACCGAAACCGAGAGCCGTGAAGCGCACGCCGTCGGAGGTCAGGAACTCCCCGGACGACCAGTCGCCCTGTTTGTAGCGGCAGCCGTAATCGTTGATCAGGCGTTTGTTGTAGACAAGCTGCGCCTGGCATGCCGAGAGCAGTTTATGCGCTTTGTCCTCGGTCTCGCCGATCAGCAGCATGTAGCGCAGGCGGCCCGTGTACATCAGGTACAGGGGAATACCCATGTCGACGTGTACGGACTTCGCCCCGGATCGGTAAATCTCCCACAAGGCCATGATCACATCGTTGTCGATGATCTCCTGCGCACCCTGACGGTGGAACCACGCGCAGGGCACCTTGGCATAGTTCGGAAAATAGTACTCGAACCAGGTGACGTAATCCTTCTCGATACGTTTCACGCGGGCGATCTTGTCCGCGGGGCGTTCGTGGATGTCTACGACCGAAGCTTTCGCGATGCGTCGGCAATGCTCCTCGTAGTTGTCGATGAGCTTTTGAAATTTCTTGTCGATGTCTGCCATGTGCCGTTACTTTAAGGAATCGACCTGCGCCCGGTGCTGAATGAACATGCGGTGGTATTCTGTGATCTTCACGACCTCCTGTGGGTTGATCTCGGCAACGAAGTTGTCGACCTCCTTCAACACGGAGATCACCACCGACAGCGGGACCTTGCCGTCGAAGTATTGCAGGCTTTTGGCTACTTTCGAAAGTCCGTCGGTATCGAGCCGGGCCTTGTTTCCCTCGGCGATCCATTGCATCTCGTCCAGCAACAGTTCGCGGATTTTTCCGGGGGCCGCCAGGCTGGCCTTGCGTTTTTCGTCCCACTTCATACCGCGTCGCCATTCGGACAGCGTGGCCTCACGAATGCCGAGCAACTCGGCAATGCCTGCACAGGTCATTCCCTGTTCTACAAAACAGTTGTAGGCCGCCGTATATAATTTGTGTTTCGGGGTTGTCATATGCTCTTTTTTGTGCAAAGATGGTACGCCGAAACGCGAATGCGAAAAATAGTTCAATACCTTGACAGTCTTTTTGTTGCGTCGGCTTTTAAAGCCTATGTTTGCATCAAAAACGAGGCGCATGGCTTTACCGAAATTCATTTTTAACGACGAAACGAAAAAGAACTCGCACGGGTTCTTCCTGCTCAATGGCGGCGGCAGGTTCGAGCGTTTCCAGGAGTATTCCCCGATGCTCGACAACCACGATCTCAACCGTCTGATAGGGCGCTGGGACAACCTGCATGTCGAGGGGGCGCTGCTTGTTGCCGATCCTGTCTTCGACGACGGGATCACCCTGGGTGCGGAACGCAAGGGCCAGGTCGAGCGCGGGTTCCTGCGCGGGGCATCGCCCGGCATCGTCATCCTGCGGGCCGAGTACCGCACGAATCCGGCAGGCGGTGAGGACCTCTATGTCACCGAGTGGGAGCTGTTCGAGGGTTCCGTAACCTCCGTGCCGTCGAATGCCGGGGCCGTGACGCTCAAAATCTACACGGGCGACGGCCATCTGGTCGAAGATGGCGACGTGCGTCTTCATGTCGACAACATCGTGAAACTCTGCGCGGAGAGTTCGCCGCAGGGTCGAAAACCCAATATCAAACCAATGGAAAAAATCACCCTTTCCGCCGAGGCATACGTCGCGCTCGGCATCAATCAGGACGCGGACGCTACGGCGATGAGCAAGGCTATCGTGCAGCTGGCTGCCGACCGCAACAAACACAAGGAGACTGCCGATGCCCTGCAGAAGGAGATCGACGCAGCTCGTAAGAAACGCGCCGAGGACATGGTCAATCTGGCCGTTGAACAGGGCCGGATCGGAGCTCCCGCCCGTGAGAAGTACGTCGAGCTCGCCATGAAGGATTACGACCTGGTGTCGGAAACCCTGAAGGCCATCCCCGCGAAGGTTTCGCTGGCGGCTTCCGTCACCAGGATCGCCGGGAACGTGATTCCGGCCGATCGCCAGAACTGGACGCACCTGCGCTGGCTGAAGGAGGACCCCGAGGGCCTTGCGAAGATCAAAGCCGAGAATCCCGAGGTTTTCGAGACCATCCGGAAAAAGCACAACTAATCAAAATCAGACAGATATGCCTATTGAAAAAGAACTGTGGGTTGACATCATCAAAGAGCAGCCCATCCAGGAGGGTGACTTCCTGAACGAATCCGAAGACCTCAGTGCCCTGGTCGACAACAACACGCTGCACCTGGCCGAGGCAGGTGTCGAGCCGGAGGTATTCATCGACAACGACACTTATCCGGTCGGTATCGTGCAGCGCGAGGATGTGCCGAAGGACATCCTGCTGCATACCCTCGACACGAAGAACACCGTCGTGCGCAACATCGAGCAGATGCAGGCCGCCTACGACAAGATGCAGAGTGTGACGCGCGGTCATGTGAACGCCCTCACGCGCAAGCGCCGGGCAATGGCCGCCTACAACTGGTGTCCGCTGCAGAACGGTGAGTTCACGCCCGTCCTGGTGACGACCGGCGAAGCCGTCAACGGCCGCCGTCGCCTGACCTTCGACGACCTCGACCTGCTCGAAGCGAAGTTCAAGGCAATGGAGGTCGACATGACGCAGCTGTGCCTGGTCCTCACTACGGAGCACGAAGCCGACCTGAAGTCCGAGAACCGCAAGCTGTACAAGGAGTACATGCGTGACGGGAAGATCGGCAATTTCAAGGTCTTCAGCTACCCGCATCTGCCTCTGTTCGACACCACGACGGGCAAGAAGCAGGCTTTCGGCTCGGCCAAAGGCGAGAACAGCGCGATGGCGTCGATCGCCTGGATTCGGACCGAGGTGATGCGTGCGACGGGTACGGTCGATGTTTTCCACCGCGAGAAGGACCCCGAAGCCCGTGGCGACATCCTGGGCTACCAGCAGCGTTTCTCGGCCCTGCCTCTGCGCAACAAGTACATCGGAGCCATCTATTCGGGTAAGTAGTCATGGAAGGAGCTGTGCAGTATCTCGGTCAGTATGCGATCAAGGCGTCCCTGGTGGCCGCAGCCTATTTCGCACCATGCCAGGAGGTAATCGGCATTGTGTTCCTGTTCTGGCTCGCCGATCTCGTCTTCGGTGTTCTCGCCAGCAAGAACCGCCACGCACCTCGATCGTCGCGCCGAATGCGCAAGAGCGTAGGCAAACTGATCGGCTACATGGCCGCGATACTGCTGGCCTTTCTGATCGACAAGCTCGTCCCGAATCTGTGGATTATTCCGCACCGACTGATGGCGGCCTACCTGTGCGTCTGCGAGCTTATCTCGATCCTCGAGAACCTGGCGATCATCACGCAGGCCAAAGCCTTCGTGTCGCTGATCAAGCTGATCCGTGGCAAGAACGACGAAAACGTAATTTACGATTTGATCAATGAGAAAAATGCTGATTATTCTGCTCGCAGCCCTTTTGGCCGCGTGCAGTCCAAGCCTCAAACTGCAATCTTCGCAGACGGAGGCGACCGATACGGTGACCGTGACCGAACAGGTCCGGGATACGGTGGTGGTCCTCGAACGCGACCAGTCGATGCTCCGGGCGCTTCTCGAATGCGACAGCGTGGGTCAGGTGCAGATGCGCCGACTGATGGAGTACCAGGCGGGGAACCGCTTGAAGCCTCCCGACATCGAGGTCCGCGATAATGTCCTGACGGCTACGGCCCAGGCCGACAGTATGGCTATTTACCTGACTTTGAAAGACCGCATCGAACGCCATACGTCCACCCGCAAAGAGTTTCAAGTCGTCGAGGTCAACCGCCTGAATACCTGGCAGCGGACCTGGATGCGTATCGGACAGGTTTCAGCCGTGTCGCTGATCCTGTTCGGGGTCTATAAAACCCGCAAACTGTTAAAAATCTGAAAACATGAATATTAAAGACATGAGCGCCGAGCAGCGCAAGGAGGAGCTGGCCCGCCTGGCTGATGCCGTGAAAGCCGCAAAAGCCGAGACCAAAACCGCAAAGACACGGGTCGCCGAGGGTAAGGACGCCGTGAAAGGCGCTAAATGTCAAGCCGCCACGGCGAAGGTCGCCGAGGCCGTAGCCCGGGAGGCTGATTTCCGCGCCGAGGCCAAAGCCATCGAGGATGCCGAGAAGGCCGAAGCGGATCAGGCCCGCAGGGAAGCCGAGGAGGCTGCCGCCGAGCAGGCCCGTAAGGCCGACCCGTTCAAGGCCCTGGCCGAGAAGTATGCGAAAGCCTATCCCGACTGCAAGGCCTTCCACATCACCAGCGACAGACAGGTGTTCCTCGACAAAGACAAGAACCTCGCGCAGTACCATCAGAAGGGCCTCGGCGAAGGCGAAGTACGAACCATTAACGTGCGATAACCATGGCATTACCTAACGTAACCATCAACCTCGAGAACGGGAACCTGGGCCGTATCGCACAGAGCGACGACGGTGTCGCCGGGCTGATCCTGACGGGCGCCGCCGTCTCCGACAAGCTCGCGCTGAACGAGGTCTACCTGATCAACTCCTCGCGGGACATCGCCCGGCTGGGCATCACGGCTGAAAACAACCCCCTTGCACACAAGGAGCTGACGGCCTTCTATACGGAGACGGGCGACGGCGCCGAGCTGTACCTGCTCGTCGTTTCCGAGGCCACGCTGCTCTCGCAGATGTGCAGCATCGAGGAGGGCTCGCCGCTGAAGAAACTGATCACCTACGCCAAAGGCCGCATCCGCCTGGTCGGCATCAACCGTCTGCCGCCCGACGAGTACAGCGCCGACACCACCGATACGGGCATCGACAAGGATGCCGTGACGGCGGCCACCGCGGCGCAGTCCGTCGGCGAGAGCTTCGCCCGGAAGGTGATGCCTTTCCGGTGCCTGATTCCCGCCGCTGGCTGGGACGGCAAGACCGACAAGCTCTACAAGCCCCGCGAGGGCAGCACCAACCGTGTAGGCTTCGTTATGGCCTGCGACGACCAGGCGAACAAGACCGCTGCAATCGGGCAGATGCTCGGACGCGCCGCACGGATTTCCGTAAACCAGTCTTTGGCCCGCGTGAAGTCGGGAGCGATCACCGCCGAGGGATGGCTGACCAACGGCAAGACCCCCGAGGAGTGCGACGCGATGCTCGACCTGCTGGACGAGGCGGGTTACATCATCTACCGCTCCTTCTCGAAGAAGAACGGCTACTACCCGAACGACGACCACATGGGGGCCCCGCTGTCGGACGATTACAGCAACCTGAACTACGGACGTGTGGCGGACAAGGCCACGATCTACGCCTATACTGCCTACATCGAGGAGATTCAGGACGACATCGAGACCGACGACGAGGGCAACATCCCGCAGGAAATGTGCTCGTACTACGAACGCCTGATCGACAACGCCGTCGCAGTGGCGATGCAGGGCGAGATCAGCGACTTCAAATCGTATGTCGATCCGGCGCAGAATGTCCTCTCGACCCGGCGCATGGCGGTTTCGTGCAGGATCAGACCGCGGGGCACGCTGCGGTACATCATCGTAAACCTCGGATTTGAGAATCCGGCAATCAAGCAGTAGCAGCATGAAAATACGAATCAACGGAAAAGAGTACGACTGGGGCACCATCAAGATCATCATGTGGGGCCGCCCGGTGGTCGGAGCGACAGGTGTCGACTACAAGCTGGCCAAGGCAAAGGAGGCTTTGTATGCTGCAGGGCGTTACGCCAAAGGCATCCAGCACGGTCAGCGGGCCGCGTCGGGAACCCTGACGCTGCTGCAGAGCGAGATCATCGCCATGAACCGCGCCGCCCGTGAAAAAGGCTACAAGGACATCCTCGACGTGGATGTGGATATTCTGATCTCCTACATCCCCGAGGACAGCACGGCCATCACGGTCGACCAGATCATCTGCGCCTCGTTTTCGGAACTCCCCTCGGGCATGAAGGCGGGCGACATGAAAAGCGAGCACGCCATGCCGTTCGTCGCTCTCGACATCGACTACGACATCGCGTCGAAATAAAACAAGCCCACGGCATCGGACCGTGGGCTGTTTAAACACCCTTTAAACCCGCATAAAATCATTATGGAAAAGAAGGATATGACCGCGAAAATCGCGGCATGGAAGAAGAAACACGGCGACGTGTTCGCCTATGAGGTCGACGGTAAGACCTGCTACCTGCATCGCCCGGGACGGGATGTGATCGCTGCTGCATCGGTGGTCGGCAAAGAGGACCCGTTCAAGTTCGCCGAAGTCATCCTGACGAACTGCTGGCTCGGAGGCGACGAGGAACTGCGCGACGACGACCGCTATTTCATGGGGCTGTCGCAGCTGATTTCGGAAATCGTAGAGATCAGGGTCGGGGAAATAAAAAAACTTTGAGCGGCACCGAGGTCGTCAAGGGTGACGGGTGGCTGCATGCGGGCAACGCCCTGATCCGCTCGGTGCTGCACATGGACCCCGACACGCTGTCGGACGAGGCGTGGGGCTTTCAGGTGAGAATGGCCGAATGGGTGGAGAATGAGCGGGTACGCAGATATACGCCTACCGCCTGATTTGCCACAGGTCGCGCCACTTGTCGATGTGCATGGCACATTTGAAGCCCTCACCCAAAAGGTTAAGCAAAGCGGCAGCCACAAAGATCAAGAATATCCAACCTGCAACAGTCATAGCAATACAATTTTTGCAAATATATGGATAATCGCGCAAATTACCAAGTAGATATCGGCGGGAATGTCTTCATCGCGATACAGAATATGTTTGCGGAGTTCACAAAGATCGTGCAGGTCGTCGAGAAAGTCGACGAATCCGTGCAGAACTCGACCCGGCAGATTACGGAACACGTTGACAAGTCGGCCAATGCATTCGGCGGTCTGCAAAAACAGATCGAGCGAATCAGTCTGACCTCCATTATCGAGCAGGTCAAACAATTAGCCGAAGGTGTTGCGAATTTAACAGGTCCCGGCATCGGCTTCGAGCAGTCGATGGCCGACCTGTCGTCGATCACGGGTATCGCGGGCGACGAGCTGCGCGACCTGGGGAAAGTCGCCCGGCAGACGGGTAAGGAGAGCGGACTGGGTGCGCAGCAGGCGGCGAATGCCTTTGCCCTGCTGGCCTCGCAGATTCAGGTGGACAAGATCGGCATGGAGGGGCTGAAGGCCCTGCAGCAGAACACCATCACGCTGTCCCATGCTGCAGGGATGTCGATGAACGATGCCGCCACGGCCCTGGCCGGAACGATCAACCAGTTCGGTCTTCAGGCTACGGAGGCCAACCGGGTGATCAACATTCTGGCGGCAGGTTCGAAGTACGGAGCCGCGGAGATCGTCGACCTTTCGCAATCGTTCAAGGTCGTCGGTGCGGCGGCCAATGCCGCAGGCCTCACGGTCGAGGACACGGCAGGTGCGATCGAGGTTCTATCGAAAAATAACCTGAAGGGAGCCGAAGCGGGTACGGCCCTGCGCAACATCATGCTGAAGATGCAGACCGTCCTCGGCGTGGACTTCCGCAAAAACAGCTTCTCGGATGCCCTCGATGCCCTAAAGCCCAAACTGACGGATGCCGCCTATCTGTCGAAAGTGTTCGGCATGGAGAACATCGCCGCAGCGCAGTTTCTGATCAAGAACTCGGATGCCGTGGCCGAAATGACCGCCCAGGTCACGGCCACCAATGTCGCCCAGGAGCAGGCCGCGATCCGCACCGACACCGTGCAGCAGATGATGGCACGCTGCCAGGCCCGGATCGACGACCTGAAGATCGGGTTTTTCGAACTTACGGGATCAGCTGGCGGTTACGCCACGATCATCGCGCAGCAGGCTGTAACTGTTTCGCAGCTCTTACCCCTGTTCGGGCTGTTCGGCAAGGCGATCGGTTTTGTCACCAGCGCGGAAAAACTACACACCGTGTGGGCCGGAGCCGTAAAGGCGGCAACGGTGGCATGGACAGGCGTACAGTGGCTTTTGAACGCTTCTCTGTGGGGCTGTCCGGTCACCTGGATCGTGGCAGGGATCACGGCCCTGATCGCCGTCATCACCGTTTGCGTTACGAAGGTCGAGGGCTGGGGCAAGCAGTGGGACAGCGTCGTCAAGTTTATGAAGCTGACGGGCAAGCTGTTCGTCGAAACGATCAAGTACGAGTTCAGCACGATGGTCAACGGCATTATGATCAGCCTGGATTACATAAAACTCGGCTGGTACAAGTTCAAGAAGGCCGTAGGCCTGGGCGACAAGGCCGAGAACGAGGCGATGATCTCGCAGATTTCGGGCGACATCGACAGCCGCAAGAAGGCCATCGTCGACGGGGCCAAGAACCTGAAGAACCTCGCCCAGGATGCCGGGAGTTCCCTCTCCTGGGAGCTCTCATGGAAAGACGGCAAAAATGGCGCAGTCAATGCCGTCAGTCCGTTGATTGCGGCTTCTGAAACCCCGGACGGTACAAAGACGCCCCGCACGAAACAAAAGGTAAACATCGACTTCTCCAAGACGGGGACCGGGACCGGGTCCGGGAGCAAGACGGTGCTCGATCTGAACAAGATCATCCCCGACATGAAAGGATCGGCGGCCTACACGGCCATCGCCTCGCGGCTTTCGGCGGTGCGGGTTCCGTCCCTGGCGACCGCGGCGGCATCGTTGGCCATGCCGCTCACGGTGGCGGCGACTACGCTCCCGCAGTCCGGGGGAACGGCCCAGCCGACACCGACGGAACTGGCATACAACAGTCAGCGCCGCGGAGGTGTCACGATGAGCAAATTCTGCGACACGATCGAGATACACATCGCCAACGCCGACGGGAAGGGCTACAATCAGATCGAGGAGGAAGTCACTGCCGTACTGAAAAAAGTCTTGGACGAATATGAAGCATAAGTATAACATCGAGCACCTGCTGCAGTCGATCATCGGCTATAAGGGCCTGCCTTATCCGGGAGCCTTTTTCCCGAATCGTCCGGCCGGCAGCTACACCGGGGACAACTTCGACATCCCGACCTCTCCAGCTCCGCAGCAGGAGCTCGTGAAAGGTACGCGCCTGTACAAGAAGGATGCCCTGGGCAGGTGGTACTTCATGCCCGTATTCATCAGGCATCAGGACATACGGGGCGAGGATCACACCCTCGAGCTGGAGAACGCCGTGATCAGCATTACCGGAACCAAGAACATCGTGCGCACGCCCCTGGTAGGCCGCCGCGGGTCGGTCAAGGAGCTAATCAGCATCGGGGATTACAAAATCTCCGTCGCGGCCTTCATCCGCTCCACCGACGGCAGTTATCCCGAGGCGCAGATTGCGCGCATGAAGGAACTTTACAACATCAACGAATCGGTCGAACTGATCTGCGTGCTGACGGACCTGCTGCTCGACGAGGGCGACCGCGTCGTGATCACGGACATCCAGTACCCGCCGACGCCCGGTGTGGAGGATGGCCAGGCGGTGACGATCGAATGCGAAACAGATTCACCTTTTGAACTGATCCTGCAATAGCCATGTATCTACCGTGCAGTAAAATAACCATCGGAAGCAAGTATTTCGGCGGAGTGCATGACATCAAGATCAAGCGCTCGATCCATACGATCGGGGCCACGGCTTCGGTGAAGGTTCCGGTGACGGCGGTGCTCCGGCAGACTGGGACCCCTCCGGCCTACGTCGAGACTGCACAGGTGATCAAGGCGGGCGATCCGGTGGAAATCCAGCTCGGGTATGACGGACGCCTGTACACCGAATTTCGGGGTTATGTGAAGCAGCTGAACTTGCAGACGCCCCTCGAGATCGTTTGCGAGGACGAGTTCTACACCACCCGCCGCCGGAATGTCACGCTGCAGGGGAAGACCACGCTCGCTGCTGTTTTGAAAGCCTGCGGCCTGCAGGTGGGATATGCCGCGACGCTGACCCTCGAGGCGTTCCCTGCGGACAATAAGCCCGTGGCGTGGGTCCTGGGACAGTTGCAGACCAAGTACGGCCTGGCGGTATGGTTCGACCTCGAGGGGCGTGTCTACGCCTGCGAGCCTTACAAGGTCGTCGGCGATGCCGTGAAATACCGCCTGCGCTACAACGTGGTGAAGGACGACGATCTGAAATATCAGCGGGCCGAAGACGTGAAGCTGAAGATCAAGGCCGTGTGCATCTACAAGGACGGGACGAAGGTCGAGGCCGAGATCGGTCCGAAGGACGGGACGGAGAAGAAGCTGTACTTCTATGACGTGAAGGATCAGCAGGAACTGGCAGCCCTGGCGGCGGCAGAATTGAAGCGATACAGCTACGACGGTTATGCAGGCAGGATCACCGCCTTCCTGCAGCCCTATGCCGCCCCGTGCATGGTGGCCGAGATCGAGGACGAGGTCTACCACGAGCGGGACGGACGGTATTACATCGAAGGAGTAGAAACAACCTACGGGACGGGCGGAGCACGCCGGACCGTGGAAATAGGGATAAAAATATGAGCAGCGAGAAAGAGATACGCGAGGTCCGCATGATGTTATCAGAGCGGTTGCGCAATGCGGCAAAGGCGGCCATGTACGGCACGGTCAAAAGTGTCGACGAGAACGCCAGGACGTGCGACGTGCAGATCGGCGGCATTGTTTACGAAGGGGTGCTGCTGTACTCCGTCGAGAAGGAGAACCTGCGCGGGAGGGTGCTGATCCCCAAGAGGGAGAGCGCGGTGATCGTCGCCCGGATCGACGCGAGCGACCGCTTGTATGTGGCGTTGTTCTCCGAGATCGACAAGGTGATCTTCACCCTCGGGGATCAGGTGACCATGACCTGCGACGGGGAACGGATCGAGGCTTCGGCCCCGAAGATCGTCCTGAACGGCGGCGAGCTGGGCGGACTGATCAACATCGAGCCGCTCACCCGCAAGATCAACGACCTGATCGAGGCCTTCAACACGCATACGCACACCATTCCCTCGGGAGCGGTGGCCGTGACCGGAAGCGCATCGGCGCAGAACAATCCCAAGCCCGTAGAGGTTCCCGCCCCGGCATCGAAGCACGACAAGGTCCGGCGCGGGGATTATGAGGACACCAACGTAACGCACTGATACGATGATCGACATTTTACAGACATCGACGGGGGACGTGGAGCTGTCCGACGATCTGATCCGGACCGAGGCGACGGAGCAGCACAAGCGGGACCTGCTGCTGGCAAGCCAGGGCGATTTCAAGGAGGCGCCCACCGTCGGCGTCGACTGTGTATCGTTCCTGCATGACACCGATCCGGCGGACTTCCTCCGAACCGTGCGCAAGCAGTGCGAGCGCGACGGAATGCGGGTCGATGCCATAGACTACGATACGGACGGAACATTGACGATAAGCGCAGAATATGACGACAGCAACAGTTAAGGCCCGGCAGACGGTCTACGACATCGCCCTCGAGCAGTATGGAACCTGCGAGGCCGTGGGCGAAATCCTTGCCCTGAATCCGCAGATCGCCAACGATCCGGAAGCCCTCGTGCAGCTGGGGATCGACAGCATCGGCGAAACGGGGTTTTACCTGGATGTGGCCGTTGCACCGGGGACGCAGCTGCGCATCGACGACGAAAGCGGCCTGATGCGCAAGAACACGCTCAAAGAGTTGGGAAACGACATAACAACCTACCGATATGGCCAGAACGATTAACGACATACAGCAGTCGATCATCACCGACCTGCAGACCTATTTCCCGAAGCTCTCGACCTCGAAGGTCGCCGAGTGGCGGCTGTGGACCTATGTGGTCGCAGCGGCGATCCACGCCTTTGAAATAATTCTCGATCTGTTCCGCCAGGAGGTCGACGAGCTGACGACCAAGATCACCCCGGGCACTAAATTGTGGTATGCGGAAATGTGCTATCGCTTTCAGAACGGGCACACGCTGGTATTCGACAAGAACACGGCGCAGTTCTACTACGAACAGGACGATCCCGACAGCCGGATCGTGAAAGTCGTGGCTGTGAACGAGGCCTACAAGATGATTTCGATCCGCGTGGCCAAAACCGACGGAGAGGGCCGGATCATCCCTCTGGACGACAGCGAACGCCGCAACCTGACCGACTACATCGACACGATCCACACGACGGGTATTCCTACGACGATCGTAAGCACGACTGCCGATACGATACGTTACAACCTGGTGGTGTATTATGACCCGGCAACCCCCTCGAGTGTTGTACGCGAGAAGGTCGAACAGGCCCTCGAGACGTTCAAGACCTCGCTGTCATTCGATGCCGTATTCTATGCCCAGCGGCTCGTAGACGCCGTCATGCACGCCGAAGGTGTCGTGACGGTAAAGGTCGTAAGGCTCGAGCATAAGACCAGCGCCGGGGCGGACTTCGCCCCCGTCGATGTGTTGGCCGAACTGGCCGCAGGGTATTTCGAGTACGCAGCCGAGGGGAACACGCTGACCCTGACATCTACCAAATCGCTATGAGGAACTATAAGATAGACTTCCGGAACCAGGTGCGGCAGCTCCTGCCGGAACACAAGCGTCAACCCGTCCGTCTGCGGATTCTGCGGGCCTTTGTAAAGCCGCTGGCGGACCTGTTCGCCGCCTTCAGCCTGTGGCGCGACGAAACCCGTAAACTGCTCAACGTGACCAATCAGGAAGGAGTGCTCGAACAGTTCCTGCGCAACAAATACGGAGCGGCGGACATCACGATCGAATCCTACCGTGAAACGGGGTTTGCGGTCGGGATACGCTCCGAAGGTGTGGGCGTGGCAGTCCCCGTGGGACTGAACAGGGGCGAAGGTACTCCGGCGGTAGTATCGCTCCGGGGAGAGAACCGCGAGCAGTTCGGGGATGTGGACTTCATCGTCCATGTTCCGGCAGGTGTCGATGCCGAACAGATACGGGCTGACATCGAGAAATACAGGGCTGCTTTAACAACGTATAAAATAGACCAAAGATGAAAAGACAAACACAAGTGCTCGGCGTCCGTAACTGGTACGGCGATGCGTTCGTATCACTCCAGGAGGAGCCGCTGAAGGTGATCGACGGCTTCTTCTCCCAGTACGGGGCTTTTGTCCTTTCCGGATGCGAGGTGAAGGCAAACGGCAGCAAGTACGACATAGCGCCCGGTCTGGTCGTGCTCGAAGGGTCCGGGGCCGACAATGCGACGGTCAAGGTCGTCGTGCCCTTTGCCGGGATTACTGCGACAGCCCTGCCCGTCTACCTCACACTGGGCTACGAGACCGAAACGGATGTCTACAACGATGGCAACGTCAAGCCCATCGCCCACATCTACAAGGCTGTGGCAACAACCGTAAAACCTGCGGGCAGCTATGTGCAGATCACCCGGGACGGCGGCGTGCGGTTCATCGACGCGATTCAGGATGCTACACATCGGCTTATCACTGATAACGAGCG